GCGAAGGATACTAACACTGACCGTGGTATTTCATTCAACTATAATACAAGTTCCGGAACAGCCAACAATAAACTTGGTTTCTTCGGAATGGATGATAGTCAGGTTGGTGCTAATGGTAGTCGAGTATGGACATATGTTCCTGATGCAACTAACACTGCTGAAGTAATTTCAGGTACAAAAGGTTATCTTGATATTAAAGGTATCTATTATCAGTCTGGTGATTTCTCAACTCATGGTGTTGTTTATTTTGATAGTACCGGATTACAGAACTCAACCACTGCTCCAAGTGCAGCAACCATAACTTCAACTCAGTTACTAACTGCTGTCACAGAAATAGCGATCACATTACCAAGTGCTCAGTCAGTAACTGAAGGTGATTTAGTTACACAAGCAGGTGGTGGATCACAGCAAGGTGTTGTCAAAACAACATCTAACTCAACCACAGTTACATTAATTGGTGTGACTGGAACATTTAATACTTCTGCCGATTTGATATTAAATGGAACTGGCACTGGAAAAACACCTTCCAATGTCTCAACTACATACACTAGTAAACCCATGTGGACAACAACGATCGACGGGGGTACGTTCTAGACTTAAAAAACCATGAATTCACAAAATAATGACGTTGATGTAAACACTTTGATTAAAATTTATAATCAAAAAATATCAACACTTACAAACCAAAATATTCTTTTGGAAGCAAAATTGACCACTGTAATGACTGACTTTAATGATGAGAAAACTCAATTAGCAGCAAAAGCACTTGAGTGGCAAGAAAAATACGAAAACCTAGCAGCTGAGGTAGAAGCAGAATAATGGCAAAACCATCCACCAGACAAGGATTAATCGACTATGCACTTAGGAAACTAGGTGCTCCTGTGCTGGAAATTAATATTGACGATGATCAAATTGATGATTTGGTGGATGATGCGTTACAACTATTCAACGAAAGATGCTTTGATGGTGTCGAAAGAATGTATTTGAAGTATAGATTTACTCAAAATGATATTGACAGAGGAAAGGCACATAATCAAACTGGATCTACAAATACTGTAGGTTTAGCAGCAACTACAGGAACTTCAACAAATATCACTGGATATGGTACAACAACTTCACAATTTGTTGAGACCAGTAATTTCATTCAAGTCCCAGATAGTGTAATTGGTATAGAAAAAATTTTTAAGTTTGACACCAGTTCAATATCAGGTGGTATGTTTAGTATTAAGTATCAGTTATTTTTAAATGACTTGTACTATTTTAACTCTGTTGAATTACTACAATATTCAATGGTCAAGAGTTACTTAGAAGATATTGACTTCTTACTAACTCCTGAAAGACAAATAAGATTTAACAAGAAACAAAATCGTTTGTATATTGACATGGATTTCAATTCCATGAGCACTGATGATTATATCGTTATTGATTGTTTTAGAGCATTAAATCCTGATGATTTTACGAAGGTCTACAATGATCCTTTCGTAAAAATGTATCTTGTTGCATTGATGAAAAGACAATGGGGTCAAAATTTAATTAAATTCAGAGGAGTCAAACTTCCCGGTGGATTAGAATTGAATGGGAGAGAAATATATGAAGATGGGGAAAGAGAATTAGAATCAATCAAACAAAAGATGCAACTCGAATACGAGTTACCTCCATTTGACTTTATCGGGTAGTATGTATGGCACTCAATCCCTTTTTTCTACAAGGATCTCCCGGTGAACAGAGATTAATTCAAAATCTCATAAATGAGCAGTTGCAAATTTATGGGGTAGAGGTTACTTATATTCCAAGAAAATTTGTAAATAAACAATCTATCATCGAAGAGGTGCAATCATCTAAATTTGATGATAATTTTTTAATTGAAGCATATGTGAATACCTACGAAGGATATTCAGGTGCTGGTGATATCATGACAAAGTTTGGTGTAAGTTTGAGAGATGAGATTACTCTTACAATATCAAAAGAAAGATTTGAAGATTTTATTGCACCATTTTTAAATGATGATGAATACGAACTTGCAACTCGCCCAAGAGAAGGTGATTTAATATTCTTTCCATTAGGAACAAGATTATTTGAAGTTAAATTTGTAGAGCATGAGCAACCTTTCTATCAGTTAGGTAAAAATTATGTTTATCAACTTCAGTGTGAACTCTTTGAATATGAAGATGAGGTTATCGATACTGGTGTTGATGAAATTGATCAAGAGATTGAAGATGAAGGATTTATCACAACTCTAAATCTTGTAGGAACAGGTGTAACTGCAACAGCAACTGCTGCGATATCAGTGAACTCTGGATATGTAAATTCAATTTCACTTCTAAACGATGGTAGTGGATACACAGGAACTCCCACAGTTTCTATCAGTACAAGTAGAGCATCAGGTGGTACAAACGCATCTGCAATTGCGATAACAACTGAAAGATCAGGTGTATTCTCAATTAAGGAAATCATACTTACAAATCCCGGTTCAGGATATACAGTTGCTCCAAGTATTAGAATTATTGGTGGTAATGGATCAGGTGCCATCGCAACCTGTGGTATTATAACCTCCGGTCAGGGTGTTATCAGTTTCAACATAACTCAAGAAGGAAGAGGTTATACAACGAATCCTGCTGTAACTGTGGCAGGGCCAACAGGTGTAGGAACAACTGCATTAGTTACTTCAATTATTGATATTGGAAGTGGTCAGGTATCTTCCTTCAGATTTACAAATCCCGGTGCAGGATACACTGTTTCTCCAGCAGTTACAATTGGAGATCCAGATATTATTACAGGTCGTGGTAATTACCTCTATAATGATCTAGTTGTCGGACAAGCATCAAATACAGAAGCAAGAGTAAGATCATGGGATGCAGATACAAAAGTATTAAAAGTTGCAAATGTAGGTATTGGTTCAACAGTCAGAGGATTCATTCCGGGTGAGGAACTTAGAATTCAAACTGGTATTGGTGCGACTGGATTGAAAATTCATAAGACCGTATTTACTGCTGGATTTACTACGACAGGTAGATTTATAGGTGCTGGCACAACGGTCATAACCGTGGGATCTGCTTATACCACAAGATTCAGTGTTGGAGATGACGTTGGTGAAATTGAAAATGTAATCGGTGCAGGTACAACTGTACATTCAATCACTGGTTTTGGACAACTATTATTAAGTCAATCAACTTTAAATGCTGCAAATCTAACTAACCAATCTATATCTTTTGGAAGTACATCATTCATCTCTTACAATATACGTCAATATGATGATCGTGATATATATGATGATTACAGTAATAATGATGAATTTGAACTTGAAGCAGATGAGATCATTGATTTTGCTGAAACTAATCCCTTTGGTACATACTAATGTTAGGAACCTATTTTTATCACGAAATACTTAGAAAGACGGTCATAGCGTTTGGAACATTGTTTAATGATATTCACATTCGTCATAATGATAATACTGGCAAATCCATCAGCGATATGAAAGTTGCATTAGCATATGGCCCAATGCAAAAATTCTTAGCGAGACTTGAGCAACAACCTGATTTAAATCGTGCAACTCAAATCACATTACCTCGCATGTCTTTTGAGATGACAAATATTTCATATGATGCTACAAGAAAATCTACAATCACACAAACATTCAAAGCGTCTGACGGATCAAATCTTAGAAAAGTATTCATGCCAGTTCCATATAATATTGGTTTTGAATTAAATATCTTAGTTAAGCTAAACGATGATGGACTACAAATCATAGAACAGATTTTACCATTCTTTCAACCATCTTTTAATTTAACTGTAGATTTAGTAAGTGTAATTGGAGAGAAAAGAGATATTAGTGTTGTATTAGATAATATTTCATTCCAAGATGATTATGAGGGAGACTTTGCAACAAGAAGAGCACTAATCTATACTCTTAATTTTACAGCAAAAACATATCTATTCGGCCCAGTTGCAGATACTCCAGAAGGTCTTATTAAGAAAGTTCAGTTGGATTATCATACCAATATGGATCGTGAGAATAAGAGAAGAGAACTTCGTTATGTTGCTACACCAAAAGCGATTAAAGATTATGATAATGCTAATACAGAAGTTTTAACA